CTCCGAGCGGCTGCTGATTACCTCGTACAGACCGGCGTGGCCATGACGCCTTTACCTCCATACGTCAAGCCCGCTGTGTCTGAGGTCGCCCCAACCATCGTTGAGAACCTGGCACTCGAAGTTGCAAGGATCTTAAGCTCTACAGGCAATCCTACTATACCTAAGCCTAAGCGTAAGCGTAAGGACCCCAAGATGAGCAAAGCGCTCAAGCAGGCCAATAACCGCTATCGTAAGAAGAACGGCGCTCTTAGAGCAGGTGCGACGCAAGCAAAAATTATGCAATACGCTCACAAACTAAGGAGGAAGATGTGATGAAACGAAGAGATAAGATTCGTACGTTACGTGGAAGCATCGAATTCCCAGCCCGAGGAGGCGGTGATCCAGTCAATACAGGTCGTCGATTGTTGATTCTGGACGACGGTCGGATCAACATTGGGTACAGAATTATTGAATTCCGTATTTGGAATGCTGATATGACTGGTCAAATTGATGCATTTGCATGCCAAGCACATCTGGCAATGTCCACTGACATTACAAGTGCGTTGGCAGATGCTGCAGACAATCGTGAAATCGCTTGGGCCGCATACAATACGGCAACTGGATTTGACCTAAACTACTGGGAATTGACAGATCCGGACCATATTGTTGTCCGTGATTTGAATATCATCTTCCCTGTTGTGTCAAATACCGACATTCAGAGTGTCAATTATTACATTCTAATGGAAGAATACGACATTACTGACCAAGAAGCAATCATTTCGATCATCAAAGAAGAGTCTCAAGATGTTGACAACTGATTCAAAATTGCCGCGTCTAACACAGGGTCCAGGGATCGAGCATGAAGTGCTGCCAATAATTGGCGATCAGGGATGTCGGCAATGCTAAATTCGTCTTTTTCGTTGAGGTACTTGAGAACAGCCTTTTCAACTGTAGCCGATTGGTTGTGACAAGCCTTCAATTTGATGATCGTCTTGATGTTGAGGCTGAAAGTTTTGGTCATTCTCATTAAGATTCCTCCTTCCATTTTTGATGAAATGATATTTGCTCCAGGAGGTATTCATTTAATTGCTCTCTCGTCCATCCTTTCAAGACCAAAGAAAGAACATCTCTGTATGCTTCAAGCATTATTTCACAATATTCGTAATCATCCATCAGATCAACCCCTCTTTGGGCCAGCATTTGACGCAACTTGCAACGAAATAGAAGTTCCAAGGACAATCGATGGCTGGAACCGGATGATAGGTTGCCATATTGTTTGTGATTGTGTTCTGTTTGCAATAAAATTGCTCTCGACAGCGGCTACATTTAACGCACATGTTAGGTCCCAGCGGGTTTTAGTTAATTAACTAACCGGATATTCTCTACGACTTCGGCATATTCGTGGTACTGCGTCCCACATCACCGCCACGACCGGCATACCTCAAGGGTGGTGAGAACTCCACTACTACTATAACCCCAACCCTATCATCATAGGTTTATGGCACGAACCGATTCGTTCTTTATCCGAGCACAAGTAGCACTACCCACCGCTGGAAACTTTGGTGAATCAGCATTAGATCTAGGCGCATATGTTGACGCCCTAGGTAAATCCGTTCTTCGGATCCACAATGTCCAAGTTCAATATGGAAATGCTGGTGAGTCTGTCGCCGGTTTGACACCATCCGTCGTCACTGATGTATCATTCCAATTGACAACCCAGTCACAAACCGCAATGGTTGATCTAAACAACCGTAGCGTTGTCGCTTCTGGTGCGCTTGCCATTGCAGCTGATGGTGCTGGCGATCTCAGCGTTCTTAACGAATCACTCGACGCAGGTCCACAACACTGGACTGATGGCTACCTTATCGCCGTTGAACAGATGTACCTGGGCGCCATTCAGGGTATCGACGCTTTGAGCGTTGTTAGCATTGTTATGGAATGCACCGTGGAGACAATGACTCAAGCAGCAGCAATGGCACTCGCATTGAGCCAGCAATGAGGTGGTTCACCTGCCTACTGATGCTGAAAGAGCCGCTGCTCTCCGAGCGGCTGCTGATTAC